CATCTGAGAAGCAAAATCAGTACCTGCCCCTATTTCAGCACCGGCGGCAAATACCTGTCCGCCGAGAACGCCTCCGTTATCCGCCCCTGAGCCATCGTCAGCCCCTGTAACAAGAGCCGAGGCGCTAGACGAGTCAACCGCTGTCCCAAGCTCTGAAGACGCGTAGAAGCCCTGACGTGACGCTGCCTCTGATCCCGCTCCTGTATCAGAGGAACTCAAAGAGCTAATTACACTAGCATTTTCAGAGCCTGTTCCACTCTCAGACGAAGACAGAGTGGAAACAATTGTGGCGTTCTCAGAATCCGACCCTAGATCGCTCGAAGAAATTACAGCGCTAGCGACAACATTTTCTAGTGAAGTGCTTGAGTCCGATCCAACAAGCAAAGCGCTCTGTTGTGAAGTGGCAGAGCTTGTTCCTGAATCGCTAGAAGAAACAGATGTTCCAGCGTCAGAAGGAAATTCCGACAAAATAGCGGCCTCGGACTGACGCCGCCTAAATCCATCTACCCAATAAATTAGGTCATGCGATGTATTAAAGGCACCCTGGCTGCGGTAAATACGATAGGCATGAACATGAGCTACGTCATTTGACGAACCATCTAGGCCAGTCCCACCCGGAACGTCAAACGACTCATTCCAATACCAAGTCGGGTGCGGAGCACGATTAATAATTGCACTGCCGTCATTCAGGTTCGAATACAGTTTGGCGAATGAGCCATTTTCCTCACGGTGCCAAAGTTCAAAAATTCCATTCGTATGAGCCTGATAGACAATGTGCATGTAAAAGTCATGCCAAACGCCCAAAGTAAATGGTGGAACCCCTGCACCGCCGAGCAGAATTTCTTGCGCGCTATAGGTTCCGTCGTAATCAAGCCCTGGTAGCTGTGTATGGCCAGCCGGGTTTTGCGTTTTGCCATTGTGCAGCGTCATGTAAAGGTAATTAGGATCGGCGGCATCAAATCCTGAACCATTTCGGGGATGATGCTGAACATCGCCCGAAGCAAATTCAAAAAGATTACACCAGTTCGACCCTACTCCTGTACCTACCCATCCGACCGGCCAATACCACGACCATGCAACCCATTCCTCGTCACCCTCGACCAGCCTGTGACCGACCGGCCCACCCATGTTGTAAATAATTGCCATCCCCATCGAGGATGTATTTCCAAAAATGTTGGTCGCATCCTTGAAGCTCGTGCATTTAATTCCGTAAGTTCCATGACGCTTTCGAGACGCATCTTGCGCCCAAACCTGAGCCTTTGTGTAAATTCGTACCGAGCCACCCGGAGGCGTTAACGGTGCGCCGTACTGCGAGTCGTCAATTGAACTCGTTCCGTCCTGCGGAATAGTTTCATTCCAAATCGGCGTTGTATCACCTGAAATTGTGTAATCAGGCAACAGGTTTCCACTTGAAACCGGCGGAGCATTTTGCAGAATGGAACGAAGATCAAAGGACATTAATCAAGCTTCCCAAATTTCAAATTGAATTGCGCCAAAGGCATCATCTTGGGTGGCATTGTTCGGCCCACCATATTTAATTCCGCCACCCCCTGAAATTGTTTCAATTCCATATGCGGCGTCATAGGTGTAAACAGTCCCAGGAGTGAGCCCCCCAATTACACCTGTACCTTCATAGACAACATGCGTAGTAGCCAGACCTGTTCCTGTTCGATCAGCCCGAGGGACTACGCGATCCACAACAGTCGCGCCAGAAAGAACTCCAAGGTGCAATGCTGGAAATACCGTTCCTCCGTGATGGCAACAAACAATACGGTAAAGAATTTTTCCAGAGGCAGGCGCTGTAAATGCAATTCTCAAATTCGTGGTATCAAAAGCCGTCATTGCTAGCAGAGCCGTAGTTGCTTTAGTGACGGCAGTTGCCGGATCGTAAAGAACTGCATCTAGAAGATTGTCCGTCTCCCAAATTTCAAAGTTGAAAGCGCCAAAGGCGTCATTCGCGGTTGTGTTATTTGGGCCTCCATATTTCAAGCCAGTGGAAGCTACAGGAAATTCAACTCCATATGCAGCATCCCAAGTATAGGTATTTCCGGCTGTAAGACCCTCAACAATGAAATTTGCTTCCAGAGGAATCATCGTCGTTGCGAGTGAGGCTGTGTTATTTCCGCCAGGGGAGACACGGCCTCTCACTGTCGCGCCATCTAGAACTCCAAATAAAAGCTGTGGGAAAGTTGTCGCACCATGAACTACACTTTGCAACCGAACCATTACTTTCCCATTTGAGGGCGCAACAAATACATTTCGCAAATTAGTCGTGTCGATTGCTGTTAATGCCAACGCTGCATCTGTAGCTTCAATTACCGCAGCCGCCGGATCGTATCCTTTAGTAGCGAGGCTAGCCATTTACCAAACCTCCGACAAATCTTCGACTGACGTTAGCCTCGGCTTTTCAATTACAGTAGAAAGCAATTGATCCATGAATTGATCGACCTTCTCATAAGCTAGAGCGATATCTGATCCGTGCCCACTGTCATTGTCAATCGGAAAACCACTAGCCGTCTTAATTGCATTGTCAATTCCTAGGCCACTCTCAAATGCTGCAATCAGTACCTGAGTCGCGGAAATGTCTGAGCCGGTTCCCTGGTCACTATCGAGAACCCGAGCAATAATTACAGCCTGGTCGAATCCAATTCCAGCATCAATGACCGCCTTGGCCATTGCTGTAATTACTTCAATTCCAGCGCCAGAATCTGAGCCGGTCAGGAATACCTGGCCACCGACCACGCCTCCACTATCCACTCCTGAGCCGCTGTCTGCCCCTGTAAGGCTCGCGGAGAGGCTAGACGCCTCAGAACCCGTCCCAGCGTCTGAGACGGCGTACAAGCCCACACGCGAGCTTGTATCCGATCCTGCTCCCGCATCTGTGCCGGTGTTGAACGCCTGCCTGCTGGCGCTATCTGTACCGACTGCTGAATCCGTAGCTGGAATTGCAGCCGTGAGCGCTGAAATTTCCGACCCGCTACCAGCATCCGAATCACTCTTGAATGTGACGCCAATTAGTACGACACCATTTTCAGTCGTCGCACCATTCGCATCTACCCCAGTCAAGGCCAGTGATGAAATTACATCTACGCCGGTTCCGGTATCGACCGTTTGCCCTGACTGAATCTTTACAGCAAGGGCCGTGAATACATCAACACCAGTGCCTGTATCTGCACTAGCTACCGGAACGGTGACAGTTGCCGATTCTGTAATTACTCCACTTGCGTCAGTGGAAGCAGACGCCATCGCCACCGACTCAGTTGCGGTGCCCGTATCTGCTGTGGCCGCAATTACAGCGGTGAGAGAGGACGCTTCAGAATCTGTACCCGAATCTGTTCCTGGGATCGAGGCAGTAGCGACAATTGCAGTTTCAGTACCTGCACCCGAATCCGAACTCGCAACCGGAACACTAACGGTTGCACTTTCAGTTGTAGTCCCATTTACATCTGAGCCACTGAGCAAATAGAGATAAGTCGCGGACTCAGTTGTAGCCCCATTCGCATCGGTAGCTGAAATAAGAGCCGTGAGCGTAGAAGTTTCACTACCACTCCCGGCATCACTCGACGAAATTGCCGCCGTTCCTACAATTGCATTTTCAGTTGAGGTTCCAGTGTCCGCAGCGGCCCGAGCTTCCATTGCCACGGACTCAGCCCCAGTACCAGTATCAGTTCCTGAAATTTGAGCAGTTAGCGCAGAAGCCTCTGAGCCGACGCCATTATCTGCCCCAAGAATTTGTGCAACAAGAATTCCAGTTTCTGATCCGATCCCTGAATCGCTACTGGCGAGAGAATAAAGGTAGGTCGCATTTTCAGTTGTAGCTCCGTTTGAATCAGTAGCCGCGCTGAGAACATACAAATAGGTTGCAGACTCAGTTGTGGTTCCATTTACATCAGTTCCTGAAATTGCAGCAGTAACTGAAGCGCTCTCAGTTGTCGCGCCATTAACGTCAGTCGCCGGAATTTGAGCAACAAGCGCAGCATTTTCAGTCGTGACTCCGTTAGAATCGCTTGAGGTTACAAACGTAATTGCCGGAGGCTGACGACGTAGCTGCCCCGAAATAACAAGCGGCCTAGCCGGAATTACTCTGCCGGTTCTCGCCATTACCTAGATGCCGCCCTCGCTACAGCTTGACGAGCAACTTTGATCGGATTACGAGGCCCAGCAGCACCAGCAGCCGGTGTATTCAATTCAATTGCACAAGCGCATCCAGTTCCGCCATTGGCCGAGCCCCAAGTAATTGTCGTGCCGGTAAAGCCACTGAGCCGGTAAGCAATTCCACTCGCCTCAGCCGGAGTAACCCATGAGTTAGAAATTACAGTTGTCCAGCCAGCAGGAGCGGTCAGGTTTACACCGAGAGTTTTTCCGTACATATCAATTGTAATGTTGCCGGTGAGCGCAGCCGAGGCGAACGTCGTCGCCATTGCAACCGCACCCTGATTATCAACACCATTACGTTGTCTAACCGAGCTTGTGCCGTAGGTGCTCATTCCCTGGACAGAAATTACATTGATATTACTTCCCGTCCCGGCAGTGGAAACTGTAAATGTGAGCGTCCGCGAGGCATTCGTCGCAGCGGCGTCGCAAACGAAAATTTCCATGAAAGAGCTAGTCGATTCCCAAGTGAACCAATCAAGCCGCGTCCAAGTCTGCCCCGAGCTATCGGTTAGAGTCGAAGTCGGCGGATTGGGAGTCCCTGACGAACAAAATGTCGCAAGCAGCCAATCTCCTGTCACCGGCACACAAGCGCTCTGAGTCGCATACGTCGTCTGATTAAGCGTAGAAGTGTCCGCAAGGATAGAAGTGACGGACGCTTTTGAAATTGTTGCGTCACGCTCAGCCTGCTGTTCTTTTACTTTTTCGCGTAGCCATTCCGACGGTGAAATAATCCGCCGCTTTCGCGGCAGACCAATTGGAACCGGATACGCGACCGAACTCATTTATTCCTCGTACTCCACATACCCACGAACATTTACAGCCTGAGGAGCATTTACACGACAGCCGATTTGGTTTCCTGAAATTGCAGTACCGGAGGCAACGCTTGTCGCTTCGCGGCCCAATGGAAATTGAATAAGAAGCAAACCGCCATAGGGAGTGACAAGCCACTGCCTGTTAGGAGTGAGAACAGTTGGCTCAGAAGTGCAATTGTTCGCGCTTGCTTGAGCCGAGGTCTGAGCGGGCCAGCCCCGCACTTGCAAAGCAGTGAAAGTTGTGGAGCCTGTACCCGGAGTCGAGTTCGACGCTTTGGTTCCGTAGACAATTTCAACAAGCGCCGGAGTATTTGTCGCGGTTGTCCCGTCAAAGCCAACGGCAAGCTCGCTATACGAGAATTGGTTAGCTGCCGCCGCATTTGTGTAGAAAATTGTCTTGGCAGTTGCCGCTCCAAGGGCAATAGCTGATGCGCCAGACGAGACAACATACGCATTGCCAGGAGTAGCGTTAAGGAAATTGGTTTCATCCCCACGCTTTAGCAATTGCTCGATCTGCTTGTGGAATTTGTCACGGCGAACTTGCTCCATAAGATCGAGGCCATCACTGGCAAGCTCGTGTTTGTCGCACTCAAACACAGTGGCAACTGCGCCACCGAACAAAACCCTTGAAGTTTTCAATCTCATCCAGCACCGCCTACCCGCGAAACCAAAAGACCAGCATTTTCCAGGTCTTCTAATTTCACTCCACTAGGAAGCAAATCCTCAATTGCCTGTCGATCTGAGTCTGCAACGTGCGCTGATTCAACTACCAACTCCTCCCGCAGTGTGTGTGCAGCGGTGGAAATTTCTTCAGCGGTTTTTTCAGGAGTAACGTCAGCATCGGGATTATTAGCAAGCTCGTCGGATTGGGAGGACGTGAAAATTCCAAGAGCCTCAGCCTGTCCTCCCGCACCGTCCGAAACCGCCTGATTGAACGCCTCATCCACTGTTAAATACGGCCCTTGCCGACGCTGCCCCGGCCAAGGTGGCTCAGCAAAGCCGGGGTCAGCGTAATGAATGAAATACTCTTCGGTAGGCATTATGAAATTGTAACTGTTCCTGTCATCGTCCAAGTGCCAGTGGACTTCGTACCGAGAGACTGCACCTTTCGATTGAGGTTAATTGTGCCTGTAATAAATCCCGCACCGGAGGCAGTAGTAGCTCCTGCCGCAACCGTCCACTCCTGCCAAGCAAAGTTTGCCTCGGTCGAAGTGAAATCTGCGCGGAAATCAACAGACTGGTTTGTGCGAATCGGATACGTTGCCGACATTACTTTGTAAAAACGGTTAGCAGCCGCAGCCGTGGCCTGAAGCTCGGTCTGAGTAGCTGCCTCCGCTGTGGCTGTATCGCCAACGCCGATGTAGGCATTTGTATTTGACCACGGGTTTCCTGCCACCTGATTTGAAGTGACAGTGGCGATCATGGTCATATCCATGAGCCGCTGAATTCCTTCATTCAGCAACAAATTGCCCTGCGCTTCCTCGATATTCTCAGGATCGCCTACGATCTTCCGCAAGACTTCGTTTGTAATTCCATGCTTAATTGGAATCATCTGCGGAACGATAACTCCATTCTCGATCTTGGTGCCGTCCTGAATGTGCTCGATCCCATCGTGCTCCAACTTCTTACGGCAGAAATCAACAGCCTCTTCACTCCACTGTTCGCACATCCAGTCAAACTGCCAATTTCCTCTTTCGGCATCCGTCAGGACAGCCCCCACGTTACCACCCTCTTTTGTAATTGCGGAGTCCATTTAGGCTTCCTCCAATGCCTTACTCTTGACGAGCGACTTAATCGCATCATCATCTTGACCATGCTTTTTCAATTCCTCTTTCGTAATTGATTCTCCCGGTTCCTTGCGGACAGTTTCACCCGTCGCAACGTCACCTTCCATAACCGGAAGTGCAATTACTTCCAGCACTTTATACGCCACTGCAATCCTCCTAAAAGTAATTGAGGCCGGAAGCCGCCTCCGGCCACCAATTACGGAAGCGTGATTTTCTCAACCGACTGCGCCGGATCAGAATAAACGCCGCGTCGGGTTCTGCCGACCTGCTGACCTTCAATTAGCCGCGAAAGATCAGGCGAGCCAATATCAATTCTCAGGTCGTGATGCACCAGTTCCTTGAACCGCTGTGTCGGGAAAAGGAAATAACAAGTTCCCTGAGTGACACCAGCGTAGGTGTAGGACTTAGCTCCATTTACAACAGTCGCGCCGTTGTAATAAATGATCGTGTCAATCGGGACACGCGGAAGCGGATTACCCTGCGAGTCACGAACCGGAGTGAGAAGTGCATCCTCAATCTGGAAACGATCTGCCTCGTTCGCCAGAATTACAGATGGCGTCCGCTGCGGTGTTGCATTTACAGCATGCTTGTACGCATTCATAAACGTGTTCAGCGTCTTGATCTGCAACGTCGAACCCGTTGCATCAGCCGCCGTCGAGTTCGATCCCGCGTAGGAGAAAGAAATGATCGGGGAAAGATGCAGATGGTTGAGGATGTAATTGTATGACCGACCGAAAGCCCTGTTGTTCAGTGTAATATCCCAGGTCTTATCGAATTCGATCATATCCTCCGTCCACTCAAAGCCTGCCGCGTAAGTGGCAATCGGAACGGTGGCCGGTGCGCCCTTCTGCAACGTACCGAATACAACCTCGCCGCCTTCAAATTTCTGGAAGAAGACAACGTTGGCCTGAAGTGTATTTTCATTGATCTGGACGACGCCACCAGGGAAAGGCCCGTCGATGCGCTCGTAAATCGGCCCGTAGAGAAGTGGAACCTCTGCCAGACCGAAATCTACATCAACACGAACCTTCTCAAGCAAATCCATACTGCCCTGAGACGTTGTAATCATTTCCGACACAGGCTGCTTCAAATCAACGATGCCCATTTCGGAAATTACCTTGGAGTGAGCTTCCTTTTTCATTCGACCGAAATCTAGAATCTGAACATTTCCCTGAGCCTCGGTAACTCGCCTCTCTGCATACCGATCCCAAATCAAATGCTCTAGCTCGGTGTATTCATCCAAGACTGCTCCCATTGAAATTAACCTCCTCTCTTTAAACTACGAGGTTTGCACCGTTGAATGCGCGAATTGCAGCGATGCCACCGGCATCCCTAGCCTCTTCGACAATTCCAACAGGCCCACCCGTTGCAGTAGTTGTCAAATCAGTGCTGGCCTTTTTAAAGCCAGTACCGGCTGTCCAGTAAACGAGCGTACCGCGAGCACCGTTCACAGCAGCCGCGACGTTCGTGTACCAAATTGACTCGGCCGAAACTTCAATTGCCATATTTCGATCAGTGTCAGACGCGCCCATATTCTTCATGGCAAATCCAGTCCAGCCGTCAACTCGGATCAGATCGCCAAATGTAACTGCCGTCGCGCCTGGAATTACAACGTCAACAGCCCTACCATCGGTCTTTTTCTGTCCCACTTAGGTTCCCTCCCTTCTATGCCTGCGGCTCTTCATCGACGCTTGCCTGAGCTTCATCCCAGTCCTGATGGGCTGCAATTAGCTCAGCCTTGTTCATCTGTGAAAATCCTTCGATGCCACGATCCCGTGCGAGATTTTTCAATTCCTCGACGGTCATGCTTTCGTAATCGGGTGGCCCTTCCTCTTCCACGTCCGATCCAATTTCATCAGGATCGACTTCCTCCCCAGTCTCACGAGAGACGAGATTGGAATCCTCAATTACATCTGCACCGTAATCTTCCGAGAACGATGCACGAAGAGGATGATCTACCAGCGGAGCCAAATACGACGAAGAAGTTTCCGGGTCAGGGGAACCATAAGCCGGAGGCCCCATTACCGTAGGCAGAATTACAGCGTTCTGATCTTCCACATAAGGATTAAGCCGCTCAGACGGATTATCAGTTACAAGAGTCTCTGGCGCCGACGGCTCATCCGTGGGTGTATCTTCCTCAAACAATTTCAATCCTCCTCTCGTTTACCTAGCCGGACGGACTTTGATCCGCTCGTTTTCGTAGCCGGGCTTAATTTCACGCTTCTTGCCTGTCCGGCCCTTCTCACCTTCACTGCCACCGCCATTGAGATTTGCACCGCCGCCGCTATCCATTTCGGAAGCAAGTGCCTTAAGCTGCTCGTCCTCATCAATTGCCGTATTTACCATTTCAGCAATCTTGATCTTTGCAGCCTCAGCATCGTCGGGAATTTCAGCATCTTCCATTTCCGTAGCCAGAATTCTCCGAACGAGTCCGCGCTGTGTGTCATCCTTGAACCGCTTTTCGAGAACACTGTTCAAAATTCCCTCTCGGGCCTTGGTCGTGTTCTTCTTAAGCTCGTCCAAAGTCTTGCCCACTACTTCGAGAATGTCGGCATCCTCTGAAATTCCAAGCGCCTCACGGAGCTTTGAAATTAGAGTGACATTCTCCTCAGCCGCCTCATCCTTCTTTTCCATTTCGGAAATCTGCTCGGCGAGAGGCTTCTTTGCATCTGACTCGATCTTTTCAAGCAACAAAGAATTGTGGCTTTTTAGATCGTCATAGGTCAGTGCCGCAATATCCTTTCCGTCCACTTCTCTACCCTCCTCCATTTCGCTAGTAACTCCGACAAGCCGCCCACCCATTCCAGCTTTGCGCGGCCTTGCCATATCAATTGACTCCAATTCGAAATTACTTACCTCTACTCCTCCCTTGATCGGACGCTGATCGCCGTTTCCACGAATGGAAATTGGAACCTTAAGGCCGCGCTCAGCGTATTCACGCGCCTTAGTGCCTGGAAGCAAATAAGCTTTAACCAGCAATTTCACCTTATCGCCACCAGCTTGAATTTTGGAACGAACCCATCGGCACTGAATGTCGGGAAAATCGTAAGCGTCACGATCCGGCGAAATATGACCCTTATATCCGACAACAGGATCATCCGAGGTATTGATCTGCTCTGAAATTGAATCGAGAACTTTTGGCCCGTAATACCTCTTTGACTTCGACCATCCACCCTCGATGATGTAAGTAGCAAACTTGGGGTCAGGGTCGTCTCCAACAATTTCATTCACCATTGCTTCGGTGAGCGGAACGAGGGTGCTCGCACCCGCCGCCATTTCAGAGACTTGAGTAACTTCGAACTCGTCAAAAATTTCAGGCATGAGAACCTTCAGCTACCTCTTCTTGGGTAGCGACTTCGGGCCACCCGTAGGCTGGCCACTCGATACCGACTTCTTTCCAGAAGTGTAATTAGGATTGATTCCCTGAGAACTCAGAATTTTCGGATTCTGTGTTCCGACTAGATCGACATTTGTTCCTGTAATTTTGTCCGCTGCGGGCTGAGTACGACCAACAGCCGGATCGCGCTGCTTCAGAATTCTCACCCTTGCCTTGCCGTCTACCGGCCCAGGAACGCTTCCCTTGAATCCAGGTCGCCCTACAGCTTCCGAGGCCCTAGAAGACAGCACACGGACGCGCTGATCGGCTCCGCTTACAGTGCGGGTATTGTCATTCTTTACCGCCGATCCCTTTTTCGGGCCGGGGTAAATCTTGCTTCTAGCTCTTTTATTTGCCATACCTCCTCCTATTTCCTTAGAACGTTGATAATTCCGGCTGGCTTTACACCTTTGCGCTGACCGTATTTGGTCTGTTTGGCTTTGCGGGCTTTTCCACCACGAACCAACGCCAAAGGATTTACACGAAGAACTGCCATAGCCACCTACCTTTTGATTACGCCGGTCGGGTTTGCAGGCTGATGAATTTCACGCACACCGGGCAGAAGCCGACGACGATGAACAATCCTCTGCTTGCCCGACAGAATTTCCTTGCCAAGCGAATACTTTCCTTTTCTCATCGCCTCCTCGCTTTCCGCACTCGACGCCTACCCATCGTTGCGCTCAATTGCTTTGGACTTTTAGCTCCACGCCTAGCTCGACCGTAACGCTTTCGAGCGTAGGGCTTTTTCAATCTCAATTTACGAGGCCGTCCTGTCCTCATTCGTTTCTTCCTTGCGGCCCCGCCGTGACCGGAACATTTTCAGAATTGCCTTTTCCGTTCTGAGACGCTGGAACGTTTTGTGCCCCTGCTGCAATCGCAGGCTGAACGTTTTCCTTGGCATCTGCCGCTTCCTCAGTTGGGTTTTTCATAACTGGAATGAAAACCCTGAGCATTTCTCGATAAGTAGTATCTGAAATAATCCCGCGCTGAGCCGCAACCTCAAGACCCATGACCAATTGCTGAAATGCGGTCATCGTCAATACCTCGTCCTGAGGCTGGACAGCCTCCCATGAAATTGAGGGACGAACAGGCTTCAGCCCAATGATTGCGAGATACATCTTGAGCAAATCTGAAATTGGCTTCTCGAACATCTTGCGCTTGCGCATGATCTTTTTTGTAAATGGAACAGTCTGCGCATTCTGCGCCTGGTTCGCCGAGGCAACGTCCACCTTCATAAATGCCCACGGTGGCGTCTCACTCGCTACACAAATACATTGGAAAAGGAAGTTGAGCAAAGACTGTGAGTCTCCTAGCACTGACTTAGCCTCAAGAAATTCCAGACTCTCATCGGCCTGAAGGAAAACTGCTTCCTTTCCAGTCCATGAAATTTGAGCCTGCGGATCAATCTGTCCAGTGGCCGAATCAAATACCTCTGGAAAGTTGTTCTTCAGGAATTGTCCAATTTCATTAATGCTGAAGACAACCTTCGGAGTCGAATGGTATTTATGCGCCTGAAGACTCTGCTCTAGAACATCGTGAAATGCTTTTACAAACGGCATCACGGATTCCAAATCGCTCTGCCCGCCATTTAGAGAAGCATCGAAATCGTGCCAGACTTCGAGCAATGGAACAAAACCCCATGTGTTATCTCGCGCCCACTCTGTAATTTCTTCGCTCTCGGTAACGTCGAAATAACGGTAGCTGCTGCGAGTAATTTCTTCGATAATTTCGTGCTCGACTTCCTTAGGCATGACCCCGGCTGAGATATCGCCGTCCTCTTCAACCATCAAAATTGTGTGTGAGATTGTTGCGCTCTGAATTACATTCTTGTTCTGCAAGTCTCTAAAGATCATCACGCGCTCGGGAACAATGCACTCGATCTGGCAGTGCTCGCGCTCCTCAGCCGTCATTAGCGGATCATTTCCACTGGGCTGTGTAATTCGCATGATTACCTTGGAGTCACGAATGGAATCCCTGAGCATTTGCTGAAGCGTGTCGCCCCAGTAATCGTGCAAGCAAGTATTGAGCCGGTCGTCAATATCTTCATCCTCGACTGTGGCCTTGGGCAATCCTATAAATTCAACTTGCAAATCCACAATCGGTTTACAGAAACCTGTGCCTAGATTGTTAGGCCCGTCATTTCTGTAAAGCTGCCGTGCCGTGTCGTAGTCAACCAGTGTATTTTCATAAGCGGGTTGCCCACTCCAATACTTCGAAGACAAAACGCGAATCCGAGAACGAAGACCCTTTAACGAAAACGGAAAAAATACAGACAGGATCGAGTTAGGCCAACGCGAAACGTCCGTTGCCATTTCTGAAATTCGTTGCCTAATCTTCATCTGTGGCCTTGTCGCTCTTCTCAACCATTTCCTTTAGCTGATTTTCAAAATCTTCCATCATCTGCGCCGCTTCCTCTTGCAAATGCGGTGGCAAATCCCTCAAGACAGTTAAATCGTCCTGATTGATTCCCATTTCGAATTTATTTGTGCTGGTCTTGTCAACCTCTGACCTAGAAGCCTTTGGCAAACCGGCGCGGTCGAGAATATCCTTAGCCGCTTCCAAAACCATCTTGTCATCGTCGCTGCTGCGCATTACATCTGAAATTGCATGAACAGCCTCGATGCTGTAGGTCTGTAGAAGTTCCTTGGCCGCACCAGGGATCGCCTCAAGCGTATCCATGTGCAGCTTTTGAATATCGGGTTCGCTAAGCCAGTCGCCTACTT